CGTCTTTTCAGGCGCGCTTGACTCGATCCACGCCAGCCCTACTTGCGAATGCTTTAGGTGAACACACGGCTGGACGTTAGACGCTATGAAATCGCTCGCAGTGCGGTTAGGACGCAACCCAGACCGCTTCCCGCGCTTGGTCACCTCTAGCTTGTAGGTGTACGTGCCTTCCTCATCCTGACCGCAAGGAGCTAGGGTTAATACGCTCCGCGCCCAGTTTGTCAGCTCAGACGATCCAAATCCGCTGTAGGCTTTATCGTGGCCCTGGTACCCACTGCCGTCCCGCGTAGGCTTAGGCGTGTGGTGCATCAGCATCCACGCAAACCCACCGGCTAGTGCCAACGGGTTAAGCAAATTGCGAAGGAACCCGCCGGCCGTCTCTTGGCTGGATAGATCGCCACCGATGAACGCCAGCAAAGGATCTACCCAGGCTAAATGCGGCTTATGCCTTTCAGCCAATCTACGCATCCGATCGACAAACCGTTCGCCCGTAGAGGTACAGTCACGCACGATGACTATGTTTTCTTTAACCATCTGCAACTCCTCTGGCGTTAAGTCTAACGCCTTGAGAATACCCTGTAGCGCCTCTGCCACGTCGCCTTCATCGTTCTCGGCCTGCACGATGAGCGACTTCAGCGGCTTACCGTGTGGCGATATTCCAAAGAGATCACGACCGCATGCCCAGGTGATCGCGGCCTGTAAGCACAGCACGCTCTTACCCAGCCCGCTACTACCCACCCACAGCGCAGATCCACCACGGCAGATCCAGCGCTTGCCCAACAGCTGCGTCGGGTCGCAATCCTCTTTAAAGTTTACCAGATCCTCCCATTTGTACGGCTCAGGCAAATCCCCATACATAGTGCGCTCCTGCCACTCAATGTAGGTCAGCGTCGGTGCGCCACACTCGACCAACTCTTGCTGCTGGCCAGTAGCGGTACGCATGGCCCCTGGCAACCGAGACAACCGGCCGGCGTCCTTGTTGGCAGAATCAGGCTTTGAGTGCTCCAAGTGCTTGTAAATAAAATCCACACGCTCGGCAAACTCCTTGGCATTGGCCGCCCTGACGTCCACCCACGCATGCAGGCTACGGGCACCGCTCTTAATGATCGACGACGTAGGCAACCCGCTGCGCTTTATAATTGCCCACTGCTCTTGTAGGGTGCTTTCATCAAACTCGATTAAGCAGTGGCGAAACTTGGTAATCGACTCGGCTTTGCGGTTCTTACCGTTGTTCGCGTTAATCGACACGTAGACGCCCACTGCATCGCCTTGCCACGTTGCCAACCCGTCGCCCTTAAACAACTCTAGCCATTCCTCACGGGTGCGAGTTTCGCCGGCACCGTCTGGCCGCTCGCGCTCGCCGTCCTTAATTGATCGGCAGATATTGATACTATCGCCCACGTCGAAACAGGTGGTTAGAAACTTGTCGACCGGCCCGCTCTCCACGCTGATCGGCATTGGCGGCACTGGCAGATCCTCCCGCACGATCGCTCCGTTCTGATAGCCGTACTTGGCTTTCGGCCGCCATGCCTCCCTGGCTGGCTTGCTGTAAGCGGATTTCACGGCTGCCACGCATTCGTTCTGGGTTAGGCCATTCTTAAAGCCCCATATCTCGGCCTCTGACTCCGCATCAAACTGCGACAAGCCCTGGTCACGAAATTGCAACGCCATGCGGAACAGTTGCGTGTTGCGCTCACCTTCCGGCGCACCGTTGTGGTAAACGGCCTCGGTAGCTGGGGGCAGTGCAATCATTTTTTGGCAAACCCTTCCAGCGCCTTGACGATGACGTACTCGATCACCGCATCGGGGTCTTTCTTTAACTGCTTCAGCCCAAATGCGTGCAAAGCCTTTGCCGTTTTGCCGTCATAGGTTACGTCGACCAGAATCTGCTTGGGCGCAGGCCGTGATTTGCCAAAAGTAATTTTGCCAAGGTCTTTCATTTGCTTTTTCTCCTTTTGCGGGGTTTGACTTCCTTCCAGACGTTAAAATCTTTGTCGCACTCGACCGACCAGAGCATGAGCTTTTGATAGAGCGATCCGGCTAAGCCCCAGCGGCACAAAGTCCTGCTAACTAGGTCTCCTAACCAGTACAAAAGCCACGCCAACGCCCTCATTTTTTCTTCTCCGCGTCTCGCTTCTGGTACGTCTGCGCCCGCTTCAGCAGCTCCTTAGCTATATGCAGCGCCATATCCAGCCGACTGCGTGCTATGACCAGCCGGCCGTCGATCAGGCTTTTCTTCGCCCGCTCAAGGATTTCAATTTGCCAGGTGATGCGTTTTACGCTCATACAGTCCAATAACCAACATTGTTATCTTGCAACATCTTTTCGCAAAAATCAGAAAGAAAGGCATCTTTTGGAAAAACGCATTCAACATCGTAACCGCAGGTTTTGTTAATAAGGATTTGGCCAAGAAGCACTTTAATTGAATTAGTAGATGTCGAGTATTTTACCTCAATAGCCACAGGTTTGGCTGTTGGTTGTTTAATAACAAAATCAGCACGAATGTGCCTGACGCGGTTTCCAAAGAATGTTTCTGTGATTGGATATTCTTTTTCTATGTAACAATTAGGATACCTACGTTTTAGTTCTTCATGTACAGCGTTGGTCATGTCAGATTCTCTGGTATAGAAACTTGAATACGTGCTTGTTGTAGCCGACCCGGTTCTCTTTTTAATAACCCTTCTTTTTTTTATTAGAAAATATGACTTGGTTCTGTAAGCACATCTAAAAGCTAGGGTTTTATTTATTTTTAGTTCCCGCGCTATTTTTTCTATGGGAACACCTTTTTTGTAGTTCTTTATAATTTTACAAATTAAGTCTCTAAGCTCAGACCTCTTTTCCTGATATTGTCTTGCCTCATTTAATTCTGCCCTTTCTTTATTAAGCATTTTAACTTCAATCTGTTGTCTTTTTGAAAGCCCGTTTTCTTTAATGGCTTGCAAGTTTTCTGTGCAAAGACGATTTTTTTGGAATATCTTTTTTAAGCGAACAGTAGCTATTCCTGTTATTTGTGAAATTGACCGAGCATGGTTTCCTCTTGACCTCAGAATACATATTGCCTCTTCATCAAGAATTGGACTGCCGGATAGGTTATATCCTTTAATAAACTCTTTTTTTATTGATGCCCATTTATTGATCCTTTGATAGCCCAGCCTTTCTGCGGCTTCTTTAACTGCTTCTATGGTTTTAGGATCGCCAATACCCTTTAAGCATCGGTCAACGGTAGTCGGGCCTACTCCGACAGATCTGCCAACATCTTCTTGTGTTACCCTTCGTGACAGACCCAAATTAACATAATGCTGTCCATGAGATCCAAAAAGACATGACTGAGCTAATTGACTCACCACTGCCCCATTCCCCAGCGCATGCGATTGGCGCGGGCCTCTCGCACACAGTTGGCGTACTGCTTCGGCGTGTAAGTACCGATGACGCGGCCGGAGAACATGGTTAATAGTTCCTGCAGGCTCACAGCACCGCCTTCGGCAGCGGCCCCGCCAGCTTGTAGTGGTACTTGCGGGCGTCGTATTCTAGCGGGTAGCCAAAGAAATCTCTGAGCAAGTCGATGTCCCGCTGAATCGTTTTGTAGCTGCATTCAAGCTCTACGCCCAACCGGGCAGAGCTGGGCAGGCACAGATCCCGGCGCAACTTCCCAACGATCACGCCCAAGCGGCGGAACGTCGGCCGTGTATCGCCAAGACCAGCGGCCCGATTGCGTTTAGAGGCGAACGTGGCGGCTTTTGTGCTCACTTCATCACCTCCACCGTTGCCACCCTTGGCAACCGCATTGCGTTAAACTGCTTTTCACTAGCAGCAAACACGTCCACCACGGGCAACTTTCCACCGCTCGCCTTCTTGCTCTTTACTGCCGTGCCAGTATCCACGGCCACCCACTCCCGCTTTCCGCCCATCACGCGGATCTTGCTCCACAGCGGAATGATGTCCGGATCGACGGCGCAGTGACGGCCAGCCCGCAGGCGTGTGCCGGTGCTCGATTGGTAGCGGCTGCTCCACTCGTCCTCGCCGGGCCAGTAGCCAGTAATCCGAACCTTGATTTTCTTTACGTCGATCTTCTTAGCGATCGGGCGCAAATCGATCAGTGCGTTGCCTAGCTTTGTGGTTGTAAATCCCAATAGGGCGATGAACGAAAGCAGCATCCTCATAGCCCGCTCCTAATGCGATCCATCAGATCGTTCTCGCGTGCCTCGCTAGCCGCCAGCGCTGCCTTGGCCTCAGCTAACTGCCGGGCAAGCGATCGCACGCGGTTAAGCAACTGGTCTTGGGTGGTTTCCTCTGGCAGCACCTCAATCATTCTGCACCTCACGCGGGTCGTACTTTTTAAGCCAGCGCCAAACCTTGCAGATGGAGGTAAACGCATCAAACGCCTGGGCAACTTGCTCGGCGGTGTAGCGGATTTCCTGCAACTGGCCGGTGACTGGATCGATCAGAATGTTGCGGCAAGCCATTCCCTCGTCCGTGAAAGCGTACGCATAGGCACTGAGCTGAAGCAGATCGGTTTCGTAGCCTGCCGCTTTCCCGTTCTTAAATTTGCGAGTCTTAAAATCTACCACCTCAATTACGCCGTGGATGTCGGCGATTAGATCCACTCGCCCTGCGTAGCCTTCGGCCTCGTTAACTAGGACAGACTCGCTTTCATGCACTTTAGTCACGCAACACTCACGCCATTCTTTTAAGCCCGCATAGTGTTCCTCGTAGCCTTTCACCAGCTCGCCCGGCTCCTCCCCGTTAATTATGATTTCAGCCAAAGAGTGAACGTGAGTTCCGCGAAGTGCAGCGGCCTCCACTTCCTTTCTGCTGTCCAAAACCACCCGCTTAGCAAAGTCGCCATCTGCCTCTCCTGCGTTCCTTGGTAGCGACAAGGCAGATAAAATCGCCTGCTCCTCTTTCCAATTCATTAGCCCCTGTTTACTAGGGCCAGCGGCTCCGAGGATGGTGGTCACAGACGGAAACGCCCCCACCTTGCGGGCAGATCGCAGATCTCCGTGGCATGACTCACCCGACGCCAAGTAGTAGTGCGCCGATTCCGTTTTAGCGGTGACGATGATCGGGGCCATCAGTTCCACCTGCCGATTGCGTGCATGAGTTGCAGCCCCAGCGCAACGGCTACCAGCGGCAGCATTATTTGAATTACGATTGTTAGGATTTCCATAAAATCTTTCTGGCTAGGGTGGGGATTGCCCACCCCAGCCAAATGGCTAGAACGGGACGGGGTTTCCGTCGTGATCTAACTCGGTTGCGGTTGTTGCGCCGTTGCGGTTTATTTTCCGCACAAACGCCTTATCTACGGTCACCTTCTTTGCGCCGGCTGGCAGTACCGCCTGCACGTTCGCATAGGTAGATCCGTCACGCTCCACGTGCACCACAAGTATCGTGCACGGCTTACCGATGAGCGTTTCCAGATCCAAATTCTGCGGTGGCGCCTTTTTGGCGTAGGATTTCAAATCCTTAAAGAGCGCTGACTTTTCGTGCAGGCTCAAGCCATAACGCCGGCCGATGGTAAACGGGCGGCCGTCCTCCATCTTGTCAGCGCTTTGCCACACCAAGCGGATCTGGTGTTTCTTTCCATACTGCGTTTCTACTTCGCCCAGATCCTCAACGTCGCAGAACACTGCGTCGTGCGATCCTTCGGGCATTGGGGTGTATGAGCCACCCCGACTAGCTACTATTGGCATACTAGGATTACCTTTCTTTGTTTTGGTTTCTTGGTTTTGCTTTGACTATTCGTCATCGCAAAAATCGTTAGTTCGGTGCGGTTGGTTTAGGGTTTGAAATTCACGATCCGTGATGTGCCAGGCGATCTCATGCTTCCGTGCCAAATCTTTGGCTTGCTCCACCTCGCCACGGTTAAGCGCTTTCACCACTCGCTCGGCTGAGTTGCGGCAGGCCATCACTTCAATGTTTTCGATCAGGCGAAACTCACTCACTGCTCTCGTCCTCCTCAATGCGTGCTGACTCCCTCTCGTCTAATTCGTAGTGCACCTTTAACGCGCCCTTTTCCATTTCGGCTTCTTCCTCGGGCGTGTGATTGATAATCATTTTGCCCGCTCCTTCATCGACAGGCGGAACGATTTAGCGGTCATCGCAACGGCTTCCTGCGTGATGCACTTGGTCGTAAAGCGCCAGATGCGCCAGCCCAGGTCGGCAGCTGCTCGATATTTTTCACAGTCCTTTACCATTCCCATCCCACGGCCGTGACGGCCTCCGAACGGCAGGAACGCCCCGCCATCCAGCTCGATTGCGCAGCGGGCGGTTTTGCAGGCAAAGTCAAAGCGCCATTTGCGGGTAGGGTGGAACGTGTGCTCGGCCACTAGCTCCGGCCCGCCGGCTACTTTCCAAAGCAGGACAAACTTTCCGGCTAAGGCGCTCACAGGTTTGCCCCCTGCTTTTCGATTAGTCCTTTTAGGATATCCTCAATGCGTTCTAGGCGATTGCGTAGATCGCGATGCTTTGTCTGCAGATCAATGAGCGCAGTGGTCTGGGAGAGCTGAGCTGACCCGTAGCTTTGGCTGGCGGTAGCTGGCAACACGCCCTCTTTTTCTAGGTCGCGTACAGTAGCCGCAGGCGGATAGAACGCCCCGGCCACGCCGCCTTGGTTGGGTGCGGGGGCACCCGATCCAGAGGCGTAAATCATAACCAGTCCTTAAAATGTTTTCTGACTACGTCGATCACCCAGCAGAGAGTGAGCAAGCAAACCACAAGGCCGCCGATGCCAGCTCCGACAAACAGCGCCCAGCCAACGATAAAGCCCGACAGTTGCGACAGATCCCGCATTAGCTCCCAAGAAATCATCGTTGGGCGCTCCACATGCGGGCGACGGAGGGGTTAGGGTGGTAAGCGGGCTCCGCCGGATACCCGCCGCGAATTAAAAAGGAATTTTGCTGGTAATGCTTTAGCTTGGATTCAGTTGCTACAGCCGTGTAACCATCTCGGCGTAAGTCGTTGTAGTGATAAGCCTCGGACGGGGTGGGATTTGAACCCACGGTACAATTACCTGATTCGATTTGATCTATTATGCTTTGGGAGGTCATAGTATATTATTGCGTCAAACTAAGTAAATGTTACCGTTATCACCATGGCGTATTCTTACCAGAAACGCGGCAGCCCTTGGTTCTTTATACGTTTTAAAGACCCGACTGGA